TTCCTCATACGCAGCCCGAGGACATAAGGTTCTCGTGGTAAGCGACCGTGTGGCGTTTTTAAAAGCTTGCGCCGAACTCGTTGGTACAAACGCAGCTTGTGTTACGGGTGAGATTGATCAAGTGCAGAGAGAAAGCACTATGTCTTTAGTGGAGGAGGGACGTTTTAATGTGCTATTTGGAACTCAAGCAATATTTTCAGAGGGTATATCTTTAAATTGCTTAAGTTGCTTAATTTTAGCAACTCCTATTAATAATGAGCCTCTACTAACTCAGCTTATAGGCAGAGTGGTTAGAGAAGATGAAGGAAAACTAACTCCTGTTATTTTAGATATTCATCTAATAGGTAAGACTGCTTCCAGTCAAGCATCAAAAAGAATGGGGCACTACATAAAACAAGGTTATATAATTAAACAGCTTTAAAAAAATAATTCTTGACAACTTGGTAAAACTTTGGTATAATATATGTTACTTTATGACTTCGAAAAGATTATAGACGCGACTAACGGAAATGTCAATGACTGCTTTGCAGTGCTTGATATGTTGACGCATAGTAAACTTCCGTACAATAAATTCGATAAGCTTTATAAGTACTCGAATATAAACTTTAACGGAGGTTCTTTTATGCTGCACCCAGAGGTTGCTTTTTATAATAGTTATAAGTATACAAAAAGAGAAATGGTACAGTATTTTGGATTAGGTGCTTTTCGGCTTACCTCAAGATATATTGCCAATCAAATCGTTACTATGAGCGTGCATCAAGTGCCGCTTGATAGGAATTTATATATAGAAAACAGACTACTTCATATAGATGATAATGACATAATTCATTGGCGCTATGAAGAAGTTACAGCTAAGGAGATACACTAGAATGGCAATTTCATTCAACAAACAGAAAGGTTCTGCACAAAAATCCTCAATTTCAGGCTACCAGTATAAAGAAGGTGATAATCAAATACGCATCGTAGGTGATATTCTTGCTCGATACGTATATTGGGTCAAAGGCGAGAACGATAAAGATATTCCTTTAGAATGCTTATCTTTTGATCGCAACGCAGAAGCTTTTAATAATAAAGAAAAAGATTGGGTAAAAGACTTTTATCCCGATCTTAAGTGTGGCTGGAGCTACGCAACCCAAGCAATCGTTAACGGCGAGCTCAAGGTAGTTAATCTAAAGAAAAAGCTATGGGAGCAAGTAATCACTGTAGCAGATGACTTAGGCGACCCAACTGACTTTGAAGATGGCTGGGATCTTTGCTTTAAGCGAGTAAAAACAGGCCCTATGCCCTATAATGTAGAGTACCAATTACAGCAATTAAAGTGCCAAAAGGCAAAAAGACCTTTAACAGAAGATGAGTTAAAGCTAGTAGCGGGACTAAAGTCAATGGATGACGTTATGCCACGCCCTACCCCTGACGCACAAAAAGAGTTGTTAGATAGAATAAATAATAATCGATCAGATACTACTATTGATGAGAGCATTGAAGACGAGTTTCGTATTGCATGATATTATTCACAGCAGACTGGCACCTAAAATTAGGACAGAAAAATGTACCTAAAGAATGGGCTTTAAATAGATATAAATTATTTTTTAATCAAATCTATTCGCTAGAGCTAGAGTGTAACATGCACATTATTGGGGGCGATCTTTTTGATCGTCTTCCCAATATGGAAGAACTGGAGCTATATTTTAGCTTTATTAAAAATGTAAAGATACCTACTATTATTTACGATGGAAATCATGAAGCTACAAAAAAGCATACTACTTTTTTCTCTCAGTTAAAAGAAGTTTCAAGGGCTGTTAACCCTTTAATAAATATAGTTGATATTTCATACGAAGATAATGAATTAGGCTTTAGTATTTTGCCTTACGCAGACTTACATAGAAATAATAGCATTGAGAGATTAAATAGTAGTTACCCGTTATTTACACACGTCAGAGGAGAGATCCCGCCGCATGTCAAGCCAGAGGTGGACTTAGACAGACTAGAGGACTTTCCTATTGTATTTGCAGGAGACCTACACGCTCATAGTAATACTCAAAGAAACATAGTATATCCTGGAAGTCCTATGACTACTTCATTTCATAGAAATAAAGTTTCAACGGGGTATATAGTTATCAATGAGCAAGACTGGAGCTGGCGTTGGGATCCTTTTGATTTACCTCAGTTACTAAGAAAAACAGTAGTATCTCAAAATGACATGATTCCTTCAGAGTATGATCATACGATCTATGAAGTTGAGGGAGACATACAGCAGTTAGCAGACGTAAAAAATTCAGAGCTTCTTGACAAGAAAATTGTAAAGCGAAACTCTGAAGCGGCACTTATTATTGATAAGGAGATGTCCATTGCAGAAGAACTCGTGGAGTATCTAATGTACATTTTAGAAATTGATGAATCAAATATATCAAATATAGTAGGATTATTTAATGATTACGCTGCAAAAGTTGAGATGGAGTAACTGTTTTAGCTATGGAAAAAATAATGAACTTATTTTGGACGATAGCCCAGTAACTCAAATAGTTGGAACTAACGGAATGGGGAAATCCTCCATTCCGTTAATTATTGAAGAAGCTTTATATAATAAAAACTCAAAAGGTATTAAGAAAGCTGATATACCTAATAGGTATAACAATGATGGGTACTCGATAGAGTTATTTTTCACCAAAGATAGCAGTACGTATAAAATCTGTGTAGACAGAAAAACATCTATTAAGATAGTATTGATTAAAGATGGGGTAGATATCTCTAGCCATACAGCAACTAATACTTACAAAACAGTTCAGAATATACTAGGCGTTGACTTTAAAACCTTTTCTCAGTTAGTCTATCAAAATACTAATGCGAGCTTACAGTTTCTTACAGCAACAGATACTAACAGAAAGAAATTTCTTATTGATCTATTGCACCTTGAGATATATGTAAGCTATTTTGATATATTTAAGGAAGCCTGCCGAGAAAATCTTAATAATTTAACGGCTATAGAAGCGAAAGTAAGTACTATTGAAAAATGGTTATCAAACAATAAATTGGAGGATACTACCCTACTTCCAATGTTAAATTTAGAAATTTACACGGAAGAAGATGAGAAAGAGTTACGTCATCTGAACAAAGAACTTGAAAATATTTCGGAAAATAATAAAAATATTTTAAGAAATAAACAATATAAAGAGCTACTCAGTAAGATAGATATATCGGCAGTCCAAGGCATAAAAGCAATAGAACTTCTATCCTATGACCAAAACCAAGAAGCGCTTGGAAAGGTCTCTGCGCGTGTACAAGCTGCTCAAAAACTACTGCATAAAATACAGGGGTTGGGCAATAACTGTCCTACTTGTGAGCAGGAAATAAATGAAGACTTCAGAAACTCAATAATTGAGGGAGAAGAAATCTTGATAGGAGACTTAAATGAAGAAGCTAGAAACCTTAGTGCAGAAATTGAAAGAATTAAATCAAACAATTTTGACTTTAGTAGAAAGACTAAACTTCAAAGAGAGTGGGAAGAAATTTATAGGTCGATTGACAACAGCTTACCAGAAGATACTGTGGATGGCGAAGAGCTTGAAGCTCGCATCAGCAGCGTTCGTAAACGTTTATCGGACGCAAGAAATTCTATGGAAGCAACAGCAAAAGAAAACGAAAGACGAACTAGACAAAATACTAAAATAGAGATAATCTCTGACCAAACTGATGAGATGATGGCGGAACTAAAAGTATTAAGCAAAGAGCTTTTAGATCAATCAGAAATATCTTCTAATCTAGAGGTATTGAAAAAAGCTTTTAGCACAAATGGCTTAGTAGCATATAAAATTGAAAATTTAGTAAAAGAACTAGAAGATCTAACTAATAATTATCTTGCGGAGCTTTCTGATGGTAAGTTTACACTTGAGTTTGTAGTACAAAATGATAAATTAAATGTGCAAGTAACAGATAACGGCAACATAGTAGATATTCAAGCACTCTCTTCGGGAGAGCTAGCAAGAGTTAATACAGCAACGTTAATAGCTATCAGAAAGTTAATGAGTAGTATATCTAAGTCTAGAATTAATATTCTTTTCTTAGATGAAGTTATAAACGTACTAGACGAAATAGGTAGAGAGAAGCTAGTAGAGGTTTTATTATCGGAGCCCATGAATACTTATATAGTTAGTCATGGGTGGACTCACCCTTTATTAGAAAAAATAGAAATAGTAAAAGATAATAACATTAGTAGATTGGAGAAATAATATTATGGATTTGCGAGACCGCATATTTGAAGGCTTAGAGGCGCATCTGAAAGGAGTACATGCACTTCATAAAGCTAACATAGAAATTTATTTAAGTAATCCCGCAGGGATAGGAGAACACCCAGATGTACTACAAGCAATCGAATTAGAGTTAGGTAAAATGGCGGATGCTACAGAAAAACTGGAAGTTCTATATAGAGAGTTTGATTAGTGGTAGATTCAAGAGCTAAAGGTGCTCGTGGAGAATATTTAGTAAGAGATATGCTAAGAGACTCTACAGGGCTTAAATTCGAGAGAGTACCTAATTCAGGAGCTTTGGAGTATTTGAAAGGGGATTTATATATTCCCCATGAAAAAAACAGATTCTGTATAGAAGTAAAAAACTATGCAGAATCTCCATTAAATGATAAGATTTTTACTGCTAAAAAGACTAATAATCTTATTAGGTGGTGGAAAAAACTACAGGCACAAGCAGAGCAGGGCTCACAAGAGCCTCTATTATTTTTTAAATATAATAGGTCTTCAGTGTTTGTAGGTACTCCGCATAAACCACTTAATCCGCTAAGTGAGTGGATGTTTATTAACTTCTTAGAAGTATATTTAATGGAAGCCTCTGATTGGTTAGAATATGAAAACATAAGGTTCATTAATGGCGTTTAATTTTAAAGATACAATGGAAACAGAAACAGGCTCTACTATGGTAGTAGATGCTTTGAATCTGGCTTTTAGATGGAAACATCAGGGAAGGTCAGATTTTAGATACGACTATCTGCAAACAGTAGAAAGTTTAGCTAAATCTTACAAATGTAGTAATTTAATTATTGCTGCTGATTGGGGTTCTTCATCTTATAGAAAAATGATCTTACCCGCGTATAAACAAAATAGAAAAGATAAGTTTGCAGATCAAACAGAAGAAGAAAAAATTGCCTTTGAAGAATTTTTCGAGGAGTACGAAGCAACCTTAGAGCTTTTAGCAGATAAATATACAATTTTACGTTATGAAGGCGTAGAGGCTGATGATATAGCCGCGCATCTAGTAAAAGAAAAAAGAAAGTATGGGCTAGAAAAGATTTGGTTAATATCAAGCGATAGAGATTGGGACTTACTAATAGATGAAAGTACTGCTAGATTTTCATATGTTACTCGAAAAGAGATAACAATAGATAACTGGAGTGAGCATTACGAAGTACCTCGTGATGAATATATTTCATTTAAATGTTTAACAGGAGATAAAGGAGACAATGTTCCTGGAGTTCCAGGCATAGGGCCAAAGAGAGCTGTAGACCTTATAAAAGAGTATGGAAATGCTCTTAATATATACGACTCTTTACCTATTCCTAGCAAGTATAAATATATACAGAGTTTGAATGAAAGTAAAGATTTAATACTAATAAATTATGAATTAATGGATTTAATTACATATTGCGATGATGCTATCGGAGCCAGTAACTTGGCAGATATTGAAAGGAGAATGATAGGCAATGCCTAAGTACAATATAGAAATTAATTATAATAGAGATAACTATCTTTCAGAGTTTAGTAAGAAAACTCTGGAAGATAGATATATGATCGATGGAGAGCTTTCTCCTCAAGACGCCTTCGCGAGGGCTGCTTGTGCTTTTGCTGATAATACTGCCCATGCACAAAGACTATACGATTATGCTAGTAAACTGTGGTTTATGTTTTCTACGCCTCTACTATCTAATGGGGGCACTAATAGGGGTCTTCCTATTAGCTGTTTCTTGAACTATGTGGACGATAGTAGAGAAGGTATTACAGGACATTATACGGAAAATGCTTTCTTATCTTCGGCCGGTGGCGGGGTCGGAGGATGCTGGAGTGGTGTACGAAGTGTAGGATCTAAAACCTCAGCGGGGTCAGAAAGTACTGGAGTTATTCCATTTCTAAAAGTAGTAGATGCAGAGATGCTAGCATTTTCTCAGGGCGTTACTCGTCGTGGAAGCTACGCAGCATACTTGGATATGTCCCATCCAGAGATAGAAGAATTTCTTGATGTTCGTAAACCTACGGGTGGTGATATCAATAGAAAATCTACTAATCTTCATCATGGTGTAATGATTGGGGACGATTTTATGAAACTTATTGAGGCTGCTACTTTGAATGCAGGTTTTGATGATGCATGGCCATTAATCGATCCACATACTGGGGCAACTAAAAAAGTTGTATCTGCAAAAACTCTATGGGTAAAATTGATTCAAAATCGAGTAGAAACGGGGGAGCCTTATGTAGTTTTTCGAGATACAGTAGATGCTGCGGTACCTGAGTATCAAAAAAATATGGGGCTAAAAGTACATCAGTCAAATCTTTGCTCAGAAATTACATTACCTACGGACAAAGATCGCACAGCAGTGTGCTGTCTATCAAGTGTAAATTTGGAAGAGTTTGATGAATGGAAAAATAATACCCAATTTATTCCTGATCTAGTAAGAATGTTGGATAATGTACTAACCTTCTTTATTGAAACAGCCCCTGATCAGTTATCAAGAGCTGTATACAGTGCTACACAGGAAAGAAGTATAGGTCTTGGGGCCATGGGGTTTCATGCGTATTTACAGCGTCAGAATATTCCTTTTGAGAGTCCGATGGCAAAAGGCAAGAACATGATTATGTTTAAGAGAATTAAGGAGGAAGCAGTACGTGAAACTCAACAGCTTGCTATCGAGCGAGGAGAGTGTCCTGATGGACGAGGCTATGGAGTGCGTAATGCACATCTTATGGCCGTTGCTCCTAACGCCTCTAGCAGTATTATTTGTGGCAACACATCTCCTTCTATTGAGCCTTATCGTGCTAACGCTTTTACTCAAAAGACTAAGAGTGGTAGTAGCTTACTTAAAAACGAATACCTTGAAAATGTTCTTCAAGATATCGGGCAAGATACGGACGAAGTTTGGAAGAGTATAATTACAAATAGTGGATCAGTACAACATCTAGAGTTTCTAGATGATTGGACAAAAGATGTATTTAAGACGGCAGTTGAGATAGACCAAAGATGGGTTATAGACTTAGCTGCAGATAGACAAGAGTTTATTTGTCAAAGTCAATCTTTAAATGTATTTTTCCCCGCTAATGTGTCAAAACAAGAGCTTCATGCCGTTCATATAATGGCATGGAAGAAAAAAGTAAAAACACTTTATTACTTACGAAGTGAAGCGTATAAAAGAGCCGAAAATGTATCCGACGAAGCACTTCGAAAGTATATTTTTGATAGTTTAGATGATGAAGGTTGCTTGGCCTGTGAAGGGTAAGTACTGGATAATTTGGAAATATACAATAGGTAGTTTCTCAGATGAAAAAACAGCAGAGTACGATAATATAGTAGCAGTATTAAGAAGTGCTATTGTAGGTATAAATTTTATGACCTGTTTTTTCATCATGGCAAACGTAGTACACAATTGGTAGGAGAGAAAGAAATGAGTTTACTAGAAGAAAGATCATACTATAAGCCTTTTAATTATCCATGGGCTTTTGAGCATTATAAGACTCAGCAGCATATGCATTGGCTTCCTGACGAAGTTAATTTAGCAGATGATTTAAAAGATTATAGAGAAAAACTAGCTCCAGAGAGCCGGCGATTAATTAATCAAATTTTTAGATTTTTTACTCAGGCAGACGTAGATGTTTGTTGTGGATATGCAACGCATTATTTACCAACATTTAAGCAACCTGAAGTACGCATGATGTTAAGTGCATTCGCTGCTATGGAAGCAGTACATCAAGAAGCCTACTCTCTACTCTTAGAGACTTTAGGCTTTGGGGATGATGAGTACCAAAAGTTTTTTGAGCATAAAGAAATGCTTGATAAGCACGAATACTTAAATAATTTCGGAATGGATACTAATGTCAATATAGCTAAGACTATGGCTATTTACTCTGGATTCACCGAAGGAGTTCAACTATTTAGTAGTTTTGCTATATTATTGAACTTTCCTCGTCATAACCTAATGAAAGGTATGGGACAAATCGTTACATGGTCAATTCGAGATGAAACTCTTCATGTTGAAGGCATGTCTCAACTTTTCCGTACTTTTATTCAAGAAAACCCAGAGCTATGGAATGATGATCTAAAATATGAAATCTATTGTGCGGCAGAACGAACTGTAGATTTGGAGGATGCTTTTATTGATCTATGCTTTGAGGGAGCTATAGTTCCCGGACTTACACCGCAAGAAGTAAAAGACTATATTCGGTATATTGCAGATCGTAGACTCCTGGGTCTCGGTATGAAAAAAATCTTTTCAAGTAAGGACAACCCGCTTCCTTGGCTAGATTATATGCTAAATGGAGTAGAGCACGCTAATTTTTTCGAAAATAGGGCAACTGAGTACTCTAGAGCAAGCACCACGGGTAATTGGCAAGACATTTTTAAATAAGGAAACAAAAAATGACAGAAGAAGTAAAAGATCCAAATGAAGTACAATCAATTAATATTGATGGAACACCTCACGACATTGATAGTTTAACAGAGCTAGCTAAGTTTTATGTGTCTCAACTACAAGATCTGCAGCAGAAACTTGGCAGGCTTAAGTTTGAGGTTACTCAAGTAGAGGTAGCTAATAATGGCTTTATGCAAATGTTGCGTGATGAGATTGCTAATCCAAAACCACCACCTACTGCAGAAGCACCAGTTGAAGTTGTAAAGCAGTAAAAAACTAGGGGGGGCAATAGCCCCTCTTTTTTTAGTAAGTACCGTTCCTATATCTACCAAGCGCTGTCGGACTTCCAGCAGTACCATTAATACCCATGTTAAAACCCGCCGCCGCAGCTTCAGTTTCTGCTATTATAATATTATCAAATAGCGCGGGTTGTGATAAAGTACCAAATCCATATTGCTGTGGCCCTGAAAATTTTGCTGCAACGCCCGATAAAGTGTACACAAGCTCATCTTTAAGCGTAGTACTTCCAGCATCGGTTGATTTACAGCGTATAGTATCGCCCTCTCTAATAACTTGAATCACAGTACCAGGTAAAGGTGAGAAAGTATTCCAGTTGGCATTACTGTTTTGTAAAACTATTTTATTAGGATCTACAGATGTTTTCAAAGTTGCGCTATCAGACTGAAAATAATTATACATTATAGACCATGAAGCTTGCGCCCCCACTAAAAGATTTTGCATTCTTAGCGCACTAATAGTATATTCATTACCTACAGTTCCATAAGTTCCTGCAGTATCTTTAAAATATGCAACTACTATTGATAATACATCATTATCACCCACCGTTGTTACTTCTGCTTGTATGAAAAAATTGTCTTGAGCTTGCGAAGAAGGGGATACAAAACCTACATAAGTATTACTATTAAGTACACACTTTATCCCTACATTATCAGAGTCTTTTGCCCAATTATTATTACCAGTTTCTACTGTACTCGCGGGGAAGTTCCCACTAGTATTATGAGAAAATCTTTGCCAGTTATCAAAAATATCAGTAGTAGCTGCTGCCGTTAAAGCGCCTCCTGCATAGAAATAATCGGGGCTTGATAAAGCATTTCTTATATCAGGATCGTTCAAACTAACCGTAGTACCTGATACTCCTCCCACTATTAAATGTAAATTAGCTAAGGATAAATTAGTTTTTGGTAATATTGCCATTTTCTAGTTCCTCTACTCTTGCTTTTAGTTCTTTTATTGCTTCAATTAATAAAGGTATTAGTGCCTCATACCTTACCCCAAGAGTTCCATCTTTTCTAGTAGCTACAGCTTCTGGTACCACTGCTTGCACCTCTTGAGCAATTACACCTACATCTTTTTTACGTACAAAGTATCCATCTTCCCCGCCCTTAGATTCTATTACGGAGTCTATCCAGTTGAAATCAACTCCTCTTAATGTATTTACTTTATCTAAAGAATTTTGAATGGGTGTTATATCTGTCTTTAAAGTTTGATCAGATGTATAGTATGCTATAACATTGCCCTGGCCTCTAATGTCTCCCACAGTTTCTAGGTCGCCTTCATGACTAACTTTTAACTTCCAATTGAGAAAACTAGGTGTAACCGCTCCATCGTGTATAAAGAAGTTTGCTGTATTTCCCGCACTGGCCGTGCCCCCATTATTTAAAACATTATATATATCTAACTCAGAATTAATAGTGATAGTAGGCCTATTAGTTACTGTGGTGTCATCATTCATAGAGAACGTACAATTTGTATCTTCTAATGCATTTCCATTTAAGTCAAGAGTTCCTCCAAGCTGAGGAGTAGTATCCTGTAATAAAGATGTAAATGTTTCAGACGTTAAATAACTACTTAAGTCAGCAGGAGTAAAAGTAAATACGCCCGTACTATTATTGTACGCTAAGGCACCTGACGCGCTAGCAGCATTTGTGGATACACTAAGGTTAGTTAACTCTATTCCTCCTCCTGCACTACTTAAGTCAGCAGGAGTAAAAGTAAATACGCCCGTACTATTATTGT